AGCCATGATGTTACATTACATTGATTACTATAGAAATTCTCACTTGCATGATTTTCACCTCTTGGATTATTGATAGTAGGAGCCTCTGCATCTGTCATCCAAGGTAGAGGAACTGTAAAACCTTTGGCAGAATCACTTACCCAGTATTGAGCATCATTACTAAATGAGTATTTAGTATTTTGGTACTGCAGTCCTTCTTCATTCAGATTGATAGGTATCTTATTTAAGTTCTGCACTTGCCATGCTACTGAGGCAGTCTCTGATGATGTTTCACCACTACATAATATATCTCTAGTGTCTTGAGTTATTTCTTCCCATGAAGACCTGATTAAGAACTTAGGAGCATCATTATCATATACTCTCTCCTGTTTAAGCAAGAAGTAGTGATTATCAGAAGTCTCAAAGATGATGAAACAATCAAGGCCATTTAGATTCTCTATTGATGCTTGACTCTTCCTCATGTAATCTTTGCCACCTTTGCCACCATTAGCAAATGTATCAGGCAGCATAGATGTGGCCATTATCTCACCATCTATAACCATCCATTTTGCAGCTTCAGTAGATATCTGGTCTGAATCAAGTAGCATCATTGAATAGTATGGTACATTGTGAGACCTATACTCGGAGCCTGTCTTAGCTCTGTCTTCTCCAAAAGAACTAAATAGGAATGCTTCTATCCAAGAATCGCTTTTCGGGTCATTGTATGCATAGTCAGTACCTTTAGAGGCTTGATATCTTACAGGAGTAGAGGCTTCTATAATCCATCCATCTCCAGACATTCCATTCTCATCCCAATACTGCTGCTTTCTTGTAGTTTCATCACCCGGATTAGTTCTATATATACCTTGGGCATTATTGACAAAAGCTATCTCTCTGTTATATGATTGGTCTGTAGCAGGATTTTTGCATTCATCTGATATGGAGCAAAAATAATTTATCTTGGTAGTATTTGGCTTGTATGGATGTATGCACCACCATGCACCGCCTTTATTATCTATGCTACTATTAGGATTCAAACTAACACTTGCACCCCATAAGAAAGTATTATTCCTCATTTCTGGTGCAAAGAGCATCGAAATCCCAAATTTGCGCAAGTTTTGTGGATATTTCTCACTGTCATAGAACTGGAGCCACCATTTATATACATCTCTCTCCCAAGAAGCAGCAAAGAAATCATAAGGATGTTTTGTGTCTACTACATCAAAGGTGTTATTATCATCATCAGAGGTGATAATATTTACAGCTTCATTATCGGTCTCTACTTGCTCTATAGTGATATTTCTATATGTTTCTTGTAGAGAGATGTTAGTATCATTTTGGCCAAACTGAGCATCATCAAGAGAGATAGAATTTGATAACAGAGTAGATTCGCTAGTCCATGCCCCATTATCATATATTATCTTTTTGTATTGAAGAGTAGGACAATTTTTAAGCGCAGCATAGTCAAGGAAGTAGACAACATCATTATATATTACTAGGCTCATGCCAAAGACTCTGCAAATCTCTGCTAATACATCCTTATAAGAAAAGTCCTCAATAAGAGCTACATTACCATGTATTGTAATTTCATTGTCTACAAAGTATTTTGGGATTACAAATGGCATATAATGCCCGGTAACATCGGTCAATATGTATTTAATGAGGTCTAGAATATTATTATACTCTGCTACAGAGCTGATATCGCTTACATAACTTTTAGCCAGTGCTGATATTGGGTCTATACAATTTATTTCTATCTCATCAATGCCTACAAATGGCTGAGAGTAGGTATTAGGAGTCACATAGCCATAGAATACTACACCATCCTCAGACTCAATCTTGCAAGCATTATCCTGAGTCTCTGCGCTAAATAAATCCCACATAGGAGATGCATTTAGGACTTTTATAGTGGCAGAACTACCTTTAATGGGAGAGAGTAGGCCATCATCACTCTTTGTCTCAATAGTTACTGGATTACCTGCTAAAGTTATTGTCTCATATTCTAACTCTATTACATGGACCATGCAGAATCCTTGGTCAAAAGTAATGACAGTCTCACCTACTTCATCAAAGTATAACTTACTCTCATCTGCATCACAGACAGAAACATCTGTACTTTCCACGTTAGTCCATGTAGCAGGGTATTCCCATTCTTGACCAGAAGAACCAGTAAGACTATAGAAATACGGAAAAACAAAGCTATTATTTGATATTTTGTATGTATGTGACCATGCCTCACAATAAGTCACTCCTTGGTATGTAAAACCTTCATATGATAATGAGACCTCTACCCATGCATATTCATTAGAGTATGGGAAATCAACACCTGCTATGAGTATATCCCACGCATATAACGTAGAAGGAAGATTATACAGCTCTGCAGGGTAGGTATTCCATTTATATATGATATTAATATAATTAGAAGATACAGACTCCCTTACAAGGCTTATCTCGCCCATAGAAGTGACACTTGTCTTGACTGCAGTTACATCTATTCGGATATTTGGTTTTGTTTTATTTAGTGTGATTGCAGATTCATTATCACTAAGCATTGAAGTTGTAGGAGCTGGTATATGAATTTGATTATCATATAAGCCTATTGGGTTAGAGAATGATGTGGCCTCGATACTTCCAGATGGTAAGTCTACTTGGTAGGGCATTACAGAGGGGTTGACTACTAACCCCTCTGCTATACTTGTATTATCTACTTGATTTTTATCACCGATAGTGACAGAGTAATCTTTACCTTCTATATCTGTAAATTGACCGAAATATATCATATCTTAGAATTTTGATGTTCTTGACTTATAATTGTTCAAAACTCCTACCAGTTGCTGACCTTGTATTCTGAAATCAACAACACCACCACCTGCAGCAGAGCCTCTATCAATCATGTTGAAGAGGTTGCTCTGTTGTCTGCGATTAAGAATCATCTCTCCACTATTTACTGCTGCAGTAAGATTATCTCCAGAGAATGAATTACCACCAACAATACCACCAGTAGCAAAGGCTCCTGCGCTCTTGAGTTGTGTAGTCATTGTGAGCAAAGTAGTTAAACCTGCTGCACCTGCAGCTATCCAGTTCCAGACACCTTTATTACCTTCGTACATCATCGCGCGTGAGAAAGAGAGAGCAAGGTTAGCAATAGCCTCTGCAATAATTGCTGTACCTCTTAAAGCTGTGGAGTCTGATAACTGAGCCAGAGCTGCAGCTACTCCGCTAATATTATCTGCGAGACCGCTATAAGTTGATGCAAGGTCTGCTATATAACTGTCATCCATCATTGGACTCTTTTTATGGTCTGCAGGTGTTTCTATTGGAGTAGTGTCTACTGGCAGCATTTGTATTTTACCTTTAAGCTGACCGGGAGCCTCGGTTCTATTCTTCATCTCTGCCCAGAATTTATCATCTTCTTGCTTTGCTCTCATCATCTCATCTACTCCATAGATACCTAGAGCTTTCATTTCTTTTGTATCTAGCTTTCTAGTATGAGCTAATGAGCCTACACCTGCTCCAGTATTTTTTGTCTTATCTCCTGCAATTTCAGGTATAACAGACTCTAATAGAGAATTTGCTTTATCTTGGCTTTCTTTTATTTTCTTTTTTAGTTTATCTATCTTAGATTGATTCTCCTTAATCTGCTCATCTATTATCTCATCATTGCTTACTGTAGTCACTCCACCATAAGGATTAGTCTGCACAAAACTCTCAGAGCCTGTCTTCTGCTTTCTTTTTTCAGCATTAGCCATCTCTAGATCTAAGATTTTCTTCATGTCCTCTTTATTCTGCTCGAACATGGCCTCTTGTACTGCAGCATTCCAGATAGCTTTAGATAAGTTATTATAAGTAGCAGTAAGGTCTATAAGTCCATTCTTTTTCTTGATGACTGCTGCATTAAGGCTGTGAGCCTGTTCTATTAATCCTTGCTCTGCTTGCTTATATTGTTCTGTGCCTTGCTTCGCAGTAGCCAAAGTATCTGTATAGTACTGCAGCTTAGTCATCTGCTCTGCAGTCTTATCTGATACACTTTGAGTCTCTTTCTTGACTTTGCCTAAGACCTCGGCTAATGATTTTCCTAATTCTATGAATGTAGTTACAAGAGTGATGCCTACACCAATAGGGCCTAATGCACTATTAATAGCAGTTCCGAAACCTTTAAGAGCAGGGATAGCTTTTGTGGTAAATGTTACCATTGTACGCATTTGCAGAGCTACAGCTCCTACTCCTTGGGCATATCCAGTCATATTTTCCACCTTTAACTGAGAATTCATATTAGCGAGAATATCAGAGGTCTTCTTCGCTGCAGAAGTTAGCTTCTTCATTTCTCTGTTAGATAGCTTACCAAGGCTCTGGAATTGCTTTGCTACATCTGTCATGTCTAGGCCCATCCGGGCCATCAAGTCAAAATCAGCCATTATTTATTGTTTTTTTGAATGCTTCAGCTCTTTGTAGAACTTCGGCCTTTGTTAGAGACTTTGTATTTTTCCTTGCTTTTACTTCCCACTCAAATTTAATGATATCTTGTGGAGTAAGTTTTTTCTTGGAGTTACACTGCGCAATAATATATGCAATTAAGCGAGATGACTCCCAGAGACTCCTGTCAGTATATCCTAATTCATTAGTAAGAGTAAATGCTTCCCACAGCTCCATGTCATTCATGAAGTAGCCATAATCAACTACTTTGAATTGTACGCACAACAAACGGAGCAATTCGTGTGCGATTAGTCTTTTTTTTGCTTAGAGGAAACTTTCTTAGCTTCATCTACTACAGAAGGTGCCAGAGTAGTATTATGCTTATTTTCTTTAGCAATAATCTCTGAGAATTCGTTTAATGCAGTAGGATTCTCATCAAGCCATGATAGCACTTCATCAAAATCATCTTTAATATCATTGTATGCTACTAATGAGCAGTAGAAGAAAAGAATTAACTGAGTGAAACCATCTGCAGTGAATCCTTCTTTCTGAATGTTTTCATAAATCATCATAGCTTTGAGGCCAAGTTTCATATTTACCTCTGTGTCTTTGTATTTCATTTGAGTGAGTTGATTTAATAATAAAGAGGAGTGGGGCAAATAGCCTCACCCCTCTTATTGTGGTTTATAATATTTTTAAGCAGTTGCGTTTGTAAGTTCGCCTGTACCTGCAAATTCTACACTAAAAGATGCATTCTCATCATCTGGAGCAGAGAGGCTCAAAGATGTGATGAAAGCAGAGCCTGTGAGAACAATGTCACCAGTTGCGCTAGAAGGAGTCCAACCGCCAGAAGGAACAGTAGTAGCATCTGTCTTGATTGCAAAACTGATAGTTACTGCAGTTCCGCTTGTCATAGCAGTGAATAACTCTTCATAAGTTTTACCTGCTGTAGTATCAATACTGAAGAGGCTTTCTGCGCTAACTGACCAAGAAAATGCAGTCACTTTTGCAGTCTGCCAAGCACCAGTAACATCATCCTTTGTCTTGCTGCTTGTAGAGGTGGTATCTGCACTAATGCTAAGAGAGTGAGAGGTCGCATAAGCTATTGACTTTCCACCCACAAAGACCATAAGGTCTGAACCATTAACTATTGACATATTATTGTAATTTGGAATTTAATATTTTGAATATATGCACCAGAGTAGTAGCTTTCACTACCACTTGTAGCCTTTATTTTCTGAACATTGAAACCAGAAGACCTTCCTTTGAATGCAGTAAGAGTCTCTTTGACTACATCTGCAATAGTAGCAGCTTTGTTATAGTCTGGTTCTACTATTACCACCTCAAAAGAGGCTGTCTCTTGATATTTAGAGTCTTTTGAGAATTGTTCTGCGATGCTATCTCTTCGATACACCATGAAAGGAAATGTAGTCTTTTCCTCTGCTACTATTGGATATATCTTAGAGCCTAAATAGCTTCTCACTTGCGCTGATGATGTGAGGATGCTATGAATAGCCTTTCCTATTTGAATGATGCTCATTTGTTTTTAACTTCATTAAATAATCTTTCAACACCTGCGTATAATTGCATTAACATAGAATCATGCTGAGAAGCAATTTCATCTGAGAAAAAGTTAGTCTTTCTCAAATCACCTCTTTTCTCACCTTTCTTAAATAATCTCTTTGGAGTTACAGTGTCCTGCTTGAGTTTTCGGTCTTCTGCTCCTCTTTCAAAGTATTTTAGAAGATATACTTTTTTGCCAGTCTTCTTATTTTTCCTATAGCCTAAGATATCCACCTGACCACATCCATAATGAGTATTCCATCTATATCTAACCATATTGGCAAAGCGAGACTTAGCATTCACTTCCTGCATGAGATTCATTCTTACATTATCTCTTACCGGGAGCATGATGTCTGAAATCATCTGCTTGACACCTTCCTCTGCATAAAGCATTAACATATCACATTTTACCTGATATGTTGGTGTAGTTGATACTTCGCTTATATGGAAAGGTATTTTACTCATTTATTAGCTGCGCTGTAATAGTCTTCTGCTGTTGGTCTATATCTTTATCAATGCTTGAAATACTATAGAGTTTTCCCCCGTACATGATTCTATCAGTCTCCTCTACATCATGATAAATCCTTATGACAAATGTTTTATTATACGAATGCCACAGTTCATTATTTTGAGTTGTAGCATTACCAGTGCCATTAATTACCCTTGCTCTAGTAGTCACATGGTTAGACCATGTAGTCACGATAGCACCAAACTCATCTTTAGTGTTTGTGGGCCTCTGGATTATGATGCTTTCTCTAAGTAATCCTGCTCTCATTAGAAAGAAGTCTTCTTATATGGAGATAATAAATACTTATACGCGAGAGGTACTTCTATGGCTGAAGTATATGCTACTGCTTCTCTATTAGCATAGAGACTAGCAGCAAACATTAAGATAGCATGAGTGATTGGGGCAGGAATTGCACCTGCACCCATCAACTCACCCTTTTCTATATCTAGCTCAGCCATCACAGCTTGTGTAGCTACTTCACCTAGAGTCTTGATATATGCATCATCCTCAGTGAATGTAGCATCTACTTGCATTTGCTTCTTTAGCTGCTCAAGCGTTACTAACATAATATCTTATTATACGAGGATTCGCTTCTGGATTGCGTTAGCGCGAGTTACCGCAGCATCCACAAATGCTGAAGCCACAAGAACTACCTTGTTATTTTTAGCCTCTGTGTATGGGTCAACGAGGATGTCAATGCCACCCCACTGACCAATAACAAGATTAGTGAAGTCTCCAACAAGTACACCCTTGGTAGCCACTACGCCAGAGCTGAGTACCTTGTTACCTTCAATTTCACCATTTTGCATGATAAACTGACCAGAACCAGTATCCTTGGTTGTGGTGCGGAAAGCAGACTTAGCAGCAGGAGAGAGAATATAAGTATAATCACCATATACATTATTAGCCTCAAGAGCTGCTTCCATACCGATGATATCAGCAAATGTAGCAGCAGCAGAATCTTGGGTAACACCATTCAAGAGACCTGCAGGCTGAGTACCACTACCTGCTGCAGTACCAAAGATGGTAGATTCAACCTTTTCAGCAATGGCAGTAGTAAGGTCATTGATGAGCATAGTCTGAACATCCTCAGAGGTCTGCGCCAAGAGAGTCTTAGATACAGCTACATAAGCAGTCACGCGCTTTGGCTTGAGAATAACCTCAGAGGTAGTACCTGCACCATCAGTAGCTGCGCCAGTCTCAGTAGCCCATGCTACATTAGAGCCAGAATATACCGGGATAGAAAGGTCGCCTACAAGACCAGTGAGCCACTTGGCACCTGCAGCGACTGCTACAGACTTAGCTCGGAGCGCACCTTCAATCTTAGCTTTCTCCTCTGGTACAAATTCCTGACCTGCGTACTGTGTGCCAGCTACCAAGTCACTACGGAGCTGAATCTGACCAGTTACAGACTGACCTGCGTTGAGGAACTGAGCAGCACCTGCTTCAATAATCTCAGCCTCTGCTGAGTCAAAATCACGATGGTTAAGCACTGCATTAATGGCATTAACCAAATTGAAATTTTTGTTCATGTTTCTTCTTGTGTTTTTAGTTTCTGTTTCTTCTTCGGGTTTAACTTCTTCTTTTTCTTCCTCTTCTGGAGCAGGAGTCTCTTCTGGCTCTTCTTCCTTTGGCTCTTCTTCCTCAGAGGCTCTGTCTTCCTCTTTTGGCTCCTCGGTACAAGAACATTCTTCTTTCTTCTCCTCTTCTTCAGGTGAGGTCTCTTCTCTGAGGCTCTTAACCTCTTCCTCTAGTTCATCAATCTTAGCTAGAGCCTCTTCAAATACCTTCTGCTCATCCTCGGTCAGCTCTCGCTTCTCAAGTTCTGCTTTATTGAGCATTGAATTGGCCTTTCCTCGGAGATTGACAATCTGCGCTGAAAGTTTTAATTTGTTCATAGTAGTTATTAGTGTTTGTTAATTTTTGAGCGCATAGTGCTGAAGTATGCACTCAGTTTGTCTTCTTCTTTTAGCTTGTCAAATGCTCTGCAAGCTACACTGGTATCTAGGTATGCCGGGTCCTGAACTACTGACAAATCATAGAGGCCATCAATCTCAAGAACAGTGCGTAAATATTTTCCATCCTCTCGCTTTTCCCATTTATCTTTACCCACAGTAAAAGCGAATGAACAGCCATCCAAATCACCTCTCTTTATTCCTTCTCTTACCTCTTGACCTAGAGAAGTATTAGGAGCAGTGGTCATGAAGTACATACCTTTCTCATCTATCTCTATCTCAAGAGAATTCTTTTCATGGTCTCCGCGAAATCTTGCAAGAACACCCCTGCTTGCATCATGGTCATAGTAT